GTAGTACTTTGTTTTAAACACCATTGCACTCTTTTCGCTTTTCATTACTCTATGAATCCACCATCCACCATAGCCACCTACTAATACATTACTGCCAGTTTCTCTATTTAATCCACTAACAAAGCGCTCTATTAAGTCAGTCTCACAGTTCTTAATTATAGCAGTCTCATGATTACCATATCCAACGAACACCATTAAATGAGCGTATGGCTTAAACCAATCTATTGCAGTGTTTACTAAAGCATCTAAATAATTTGCTACGTTGTGCTCCGGTAAGATGTCCTGCTTACTGCGCCTTGGATCATACTTTCCCTGCATACAGCAGAATAAATCTCCATTAACAGCGAAGCTTATGTTTTCTGCCAAGCACTTATCTAAGTGTGCCTTAAGTAGCTTTCTATCGCAGTGAGGATTATCCCAGTGCAGATCGCTCATCATTAAAAACTTATCTCCACTCTTACAAGTAGTGATTATGACATTTCTACCCTCGCGATATGATGTAATCATTAGTTATGATATTAGATTTAAGCTCCTGAAAATGCTTTTTAAATTCGTTGTAAGGCACATCTATTACTATTGCATTATCTATGCCCTGCATTAGCGCTAAGGTGCGCTCTCCTACGTAGTAAGTACCATCCTTTCTAAACTCTACTTCTGCTTGAATGCCTACGCATTGGCGCGCATCAAACATAAATGGAATATCCTCTGCATAGGTAGACTCTAAGCCTATATCTTCAGAGTAATTCCACTGTATAATTGTGCAGCTGCACAGTTCGGGTAACAGCTTGGCATTTAAATCTATCTGCTCCTTCTTCTTTCTAAATAGATTCATAAGTAAAGGTTAATAAAAAAGCCCAGCGTTATGCTGAGCTCTCTTATTAGATAGTGGAAGAAATTGCTAAAATAGTTTAAGCTGTGCCTTTTCTCTTGCATCCATTTCAGCAATTACCTTGAAAATTTCATAGGCTACCTGTGGAACAATAGCATTTCCGTAGCCCTTTATACTTTCGTTTCTCCATTTAGAAAAGGTAATTCCGTCCAGTTCGGTGGGAAGCCCATCATCTCCGCCACAAATTGGGGATTGAGTTGGGAAGTTTTTCCATTGGTTTCTGCATTCCACATTGATAAATCCATTTGACGCTTCCCTATTCGATTGTTCCAATACTTCTCGCTGTGTCCATGTTTTATTATCTGAGCTGTTGGTGTCGGTAGCATTCCCTTGTCCATCATTCTTGTTAATGTCATTGAGTGCATTGATCCCTCTTTCACTTGGCTGCTCTTCATTGTCGCACTCGCGTTCGTGCTGTCGAATACTGTCGGAGTTGGAAGTAATCCTCTTATCGCATAATCCGCAAGGTTTAGACTGTGGGTGTTCCCATTGGATGCTTTTCTTCTGCTCGTATTTGTTAAGTCCGCATTGTAATGAGGTGTCTCTTGTGTTGTTGGAGTGGGTAGCAGCCCTTGAATTAACTTCGCTTGTAGACATGTTCCCCCTTGTTTGAATTGAGTATTCTGCTGATGCGTTGTTGGTGTTGGCAGCAACAAACCATATTCTATCTCTCCTGTGCGGTGCGCCAACGGCACAAGCTGGCAATAGTATCGGTTGTACTTCGTACCCTTGACTTTCCAAGTCAGTGCACACTTCCTCGAATACCACTCCCCCGTTCCAATTAGTAAGCCCACGAACATTTTCGCCCACAACGTAGGTTGGGTTAATCTCTGAAATTGCTCTGAGCATGTGCGGCCAGAGGTGTCGCTCGTCCTCTTTCCCAAGTCGCTTACCTGCGCTTGAATATGGTTGGCATGGGAATCCACCGGTAAGGATATCAATTGATCCTCGGTGAATAGTGAAATCTGTTTTTGTAATGTCTTCATAACTTATAGAATTAGGCCAATAATGATTTAATACTTTGCGAGGAAATGGCATCCACTCACAGTGAAAGATGTTGTCCCATCCCATCCATTCGGCAGCTAAATCAAAGCCACCGATTCCGCTGAATAGTGAGCCATGATTCACAGCTTCCCCTCCCTTATCTCTATCTTAAAAAGCTCTTTAAGTATCTCTATCTCATGGTCTTTAAAGTTGCTTATGCCTTGCTCGCGCAGGCAGTAGTTAGACTGTTCAATACCTAATTTATACGCGAGATATTCTTGGCTGTATCCGTAGAATAATCTATAGCACTTAATTGATTTGTGAAATGGTATCATAACTTATTTATAATTACTAAAATCTAACTTAATTTGTTCAGCAGCATTTCTCATAAGAACCATATTGACTAAACTATCATAGTATTTCTGCATGCCATCCCTGGTAGCTTCAATAGCTTGAGCCCTTTGCGTTAGGCTTGTAATTTGAGATTGTATTTCTCCAATAGATGTGCTTCTCCAAAAGCCATTAGAGCTGCTGCAAATACCATACTCTCCAGTATGCCTAAGCTTGCTAATAATTTTACGTACAGATACTTCTGTTAATCTTGTTGGCTCTAAATTTCTTGCGTAATAATTATTAACTTCTGAAGCTAATACAGCAGCAGTTTTTGGTATATCACCAAGATGTGCAGTTAGCACTGTTACAGCTTTTTGCTCTAACTCAGTTAGTGGCTGAGTGTGTTTTTCAAAATTTTCAATCATGATTTCTCTTTGTTAATTTGTTTAATAATGTCAATGTAAATTAATCTACTGAGCTCTATCTTTTGTAAGCCATCAAATTCAGCTTGTGCGCTTTCGCCTAAGATAACTCTGTTAGAAGCCTTGAATTTAGCCTCTACTTTTTGCTTGGCTATATCTTCAAATCTTGCCCATACTTCGGGCAGCCATTGAGATTTCTTATAGATTCCCTTCCGGAATAAACGCTGGCAGTTGTAAGGTGCAGAGATTTCTACCCATGTTTCTTTACCTGCATTCCATCTATCTACATCTTCATGCAAAGCTGTAACAGGATTAGTAGGCTCTACATGTTTAGGCTGTGCTTCCGGTAGTATAAGCGCCTTATTCAGCTCTCGCCATACTTTGCTCTTATACTCTTCATAACGCTTCAATACATCGGCCATAAATGAGATGCTGAATAGGTTGAATGCCTCTACTCTTTCAAAGTCTTTACCTATTGCATTGTAGAGAAACGCATTCTGCCAGTCTTTAATTGATGTACTCCGATACGTATTTTGAGTAAGTTGCTGAAGCAGAGTTACTTCTATATCTGAAGGTAAAGCTTTAATAGAATTGATTACAGCAGCCTGCGCTATAAGCTCTCTAAATTCCTGCTCAGATAATGAATGTAGCTTAGGTGAGCTAATGCACTCAGCTATAGCTCTTTCTTCAGCGCTTAGTGAACGATTGAAGCTCTGAAGTACTGATGCGGCCAATTCTTTGCTCATCTTCTTTAGATTTAGATTCGTTAATATTTCTTGCTTTCCATTGATCGCAAGCTGCTCTCCAGCTCTTCATGGAGTTTTTACCTACTTTCCATCCATTGCTCTCATAGTGGCAGTAGAATTTCTTAGCTAATACTAAGTCATTCAGGTAAGCTACTACATCGGCAAGTGATGGGGGAATGAATTTAGTAGAGGCTGAGCGCTTAGATTCAAGCGCCCTTACCCTCTCTTCAAGCGCTTCTATGCGCTTTAATAGAATAGTCATCATTTGGTTTATTGATTAGTGATTGGCCAAATATAACAAAATTCTTTTCCACCATGGCAGTGCTACAGCTTTTTTTACTCTTTGCTTAGGAGTTCGCTGCAATTTAATAGGCTCAGTTTTTGGCATGTTAACTAAGCCGAGCATGTCGGTAGGTATATCTACAAATTGACTATCTTTCTTCTGCAAAAGGAATGAAGTATATTTCATTTTTTCTTTTTGCTGAAGGTATTTTTTATGACGGTTTTTCTTTTGAATCTCCATTATTCTATAGAAATCTTTACGTTCTAATTTTGGCTTTACTACAAATACAGTTTTACCATCATACCTTCCAAGAATTCTTGCATCTACTAAATACTTACCCATTGATCCTGATAATCCTACTTTACGAAGTGCCTGGGTTAACATAAGACCTTGCGATATTAAATCTACTGCCTGTTGTAATCTCTGAATAGTTACCGGCTCTTGCTTTCTTTTGTCGAATTTCATTTTAGTTTGTTCCATGATTATTGATTTATTAATTATTCAGTTAATTTTTTATACTCTCTATACAAATTAGCATCTTGTAGCTTTTCTAAAATAGATTCTACGCATGCTCTATACAATGGATCAGTCTGCAGCATATTTTCTACGTGCTTAATAGCGTGCAGAATTGTAGCATGGTGCCTTTGAAATATTAGCCCTACATTTTGAAAGCTCATACTGGTACCGTTGCGAATTACCCACATGCATATTTGACGAATATCATTTACCTCACGATGTCTGCTTCTGCCTTTAAGCTGTTCCCACGTGCAGTAGCCATGCTCAAATATTACCTTTAACATTTCCTTAGCCTTAGCTTCGTTAAGTGATTCAGCTATGCCGTTAATTGATTTCCACTTAAGCTCCGGTATATCATTCTCATTCACAGCTCTAACTAAGTTATCTAATCTTTGACGCGCGTAATGCTGTGAATCTGCAGGTATTAGCAGCAATATATCTGCTATCTTTCTTTCTATTGTTTTACTCATTTGCTATCCTTCATTAGTTCTAAAATGTATGGTATCTCTTCCTCAGTTATTGTAGCAAGCTTACCTATATCACTTACCTTCATGGAGCGGGGCTGCTTAATGTATTTTTGAGCTGTTGGGTAACTTACCTCAAGCACTTCAGCGAACTGAGCCACAGTCACAAAGTGACTGCGTACCCAGCTGTGAAATGGAGTAAGCTTAGAATGGCATTTCATCGTCGCTTGCTTCATCTAATTTAGTATTAATTGGTGAACTAACTTTTACCTCTTCCTCTTTAAGCCATGCTAAAAATATCTCAGCAGTATCTAACACATCACCTGGCTTACTTCCCTTCTGCTCTTTGCAGAATAATACTGCATTGTTTAAAGCCACTGATCTGCTAATAGAGTTCTGCACATCAGGTGATTCTTTACGCGGAGTGTATGCTGATTGTACTATGCCTGTCCCTCCTCCATTAAATGGATTAGGATTCTGCAGCTTAAAGTTTGTGCTCTTTCTGCCTGTTGGGCCAGTGCGCTCTTCGGATGTATAGTGAATAGTAGCGCCTACTTGAATCTTAGGGCTGTTCATATCCTTTACACCTACTTGGCCTACTTCATTTACTCCATTATTCTCTACGATTAAATCGAAGTAATAGATTGTACCTGATGGGCCATTCCAATCTCTAACAAATTTCTGACTTTTAACGATTCCTTGATTCATAACTGTGTTGTTTTTATTTATGTATTTACTTAATTTATCTGCTAACTTATTCTCTTGCTCATCCCAATCTATTGATGGCTTGAGCTTATCCCAATTAGGTTCTCTTGTGTAACTCATCAGGATTGTTTTGAAAGTAACTTCGCCAGCTCTCATAGACTACTTTCTCTGCCATCTTATTGAACTCTAACTCCTCTCCCGGTAGTGAGCTCTGTACGCAAATAAATTTGCTTTTTGCGCGTTCAGATAACATAGCGATCACTCATAAAGTAGTCATGTATATTACTCTCGCCTTCGCTCTCGAATTGGTAGAGAAAAGTGCCATCATCAGGGAATACCTCCCCATGTTTTTTAGCTGTTGAGAAATCAGTTAGAGAGTAACTGTGAGCTGATGTGTACAGCTTCCATCCGCAAGCTTCGGCATCCCACCGACTTACGATAACCTTACCGGTTATGTTGTTTGGTTTATTCATGATTATTAATTAAGTTGCTAATATACTAAATTCTTTTTATACTAATTACTACATCATCATTTTCCCACTCATAAAGTGCATTCTCGTTATACTCATTAATCCATACGGGTGTATAATCGAACTTGTAAATCTTCATAAGTAGTGGTAGCATCTGCTGTGCTACCTCCCAAGTATCTGCTATGAATAGGTTAGGAGTATTTAGGCGCTCGGATAATGAGATTGCTACCTCGTCTATCGGAGTAACTGTTACATAGAATTTCATGATTCTTTTAAATTATTTGGGGTTGGTAATTCTTTGTATGGTGTAGCGTTAATTTTATTTAGGACTTCTTCGAGTTGATTAATTCGCTCATCTGCATAAGCATCCCACTTAACGTCTCCGTCTTTTTCTTTACGCCAAGTCTTTTGCGCCAGCTTTATAGCTTCTGTAATTTGCACTACATCATCTAAAAATAAAAAGATGGTTTTAGAGAAATGTAATTCTTGGCTCATTTGCTTATGTGATTAGGTTGTGATTCTAACTCTGCTGTTTGCGCATCGAATGTGCCAGCGATTAACATACCTGCGATTAACATCGCGATAAAAAGTAATTGTTTTTTCATTTGCTTATTGATTTAATTTTAGCAAATGTACTACAATATTTTAGATATGCAAAAGAAACCTTGCTAATTGTAGCAAAGTTATTAACAAAGATTTGTTAGTTTAGAAAAGTAGATTGAAGATAATACCCCCTACAAATGAGATGGGAATACCTATTAGCGCTGCATTGCGCCAAGATTTTTTACGTGCAGCTTCTTTGTATAGTTCCTCCTGTGATTTAACTAACTGCTGAGCTTTCTGCTCATTAGCTAAGCTGTATGCATCTATAGTTTTTTGCTGATCCTTAATGACAAAAGATGCAATACTATCACTTTTTGATAATAAGCCTACCTGTGCTTTTAAATAATCTCTCTCTGCCTTTAGCTTTAGCAGCGCTCTTACTTCCTTAGTCGTTAGACTGACCAGGGTATCTTTCTCCGGCAAGCTCTGCGAGTAGAGAATGCATGGCTCTGCGAAGCCCATTCCTATCAAGAGAATCAATAGCGCTGATGTTAGCCTCATAGATTTGTGTATTATGTTCAATCTGCATATTCAGTTGTGCAATCTCTTGCATACGCTGTACGTTAGTAGCTTCTAAAGAATCTATTACATGTGTAGCTCTTTCAGCTCTGCGCTGATAGCCTTCTAAAGCTTTCTCATCTTCTTTAATTCTGATGTACATGAGCTGCATGAAGATGCAAATGGTTATAGCTATAACAATTATTACAGCTGCGCTAATTTGTTCCCTCGTTGGTTGTGTCATTTGATTTCTTTTTGTCAAAGATAGACTCTATTACAGTAAGTCCCAAGCCACCCCCTGCTAAAATTAGCAAGCCATCGAACATGTATTCGGGAGTTTTGTATTCTGTGAATGTACCTATGTAACTTAAGTTAATGCATACAAGTAAAGCCAGTATAGATGCTACGCGTTTAGAGCTGGCATCTCCTTCATTACTGAATACACTCCTTAACCATTTCATCTCTTCTTACGCATCTTGTAGATGGTATAGATAGAAGCTACAGCTGATAGCAATAAACAAAATATCTTAAGTGCAAATTCAACATCTAACATCCATGCAGGCACGCTAAGTAAAATGCTGCTGATTGTACCGGTTACTCCTTCCGCTATTTGCTGCTGATTATTGCTCATGTAATAAAGTGTAAGTAAACGCTTTTTTATTCGATTTAATACAAGCTTGAATAAGCTCCTTAAACTGCTTAGGGTTATTCATTACTTGGCAGCCAGCGCTCCACTTATCTACGTTCTTAGACTCAGCAGATTCATTAGCTCTGTGAATGTTAATTCCAAATAGGCCCGTATCTTCTTTACCTTGCTCCTCAGCTACTGAATCTTTATCGGCATCTCTATACACTGTAACTTTCTTAGACTGCTTTAATGCAGTGTACTTGCCCTGATGTAAGCCTATTGTATAAGTGTCTACGTATTGCCCTGCCTTTAAAACTGCTGTGCCTAAGCTATTCATAGGATGATTAAGCCAAAATGTACCTGGATTAGTGGTAGCAGTGTACCATTTCACCTGATCGCCCTGCACCAAGCCGATAAGGTCATCAAATTGGTTAGGTAGATTAGCCTTACTTCTGATTCCTACCACGTGAATAGATGGCCATTTATAGCCAAGCTCTGTGAATTGAGCTTTAAGCTCTTCTATTGTTGGTGCTTTCATTCTTTCTTAATTCTTTATCGCGTTTAGTTAAATAGACTTTAAGTTTTCGCTCATAGTCTTTTCTTGTTTGCTGCTCCTTTGTTAGCTTCATTCTTAGTTAGTAAAGTTTCTAATGCTAAATCTATACCATGGATTAGCTGAATCATTAGCAGCTCGGCTAAAAGCTATTTGACTCTGCCTGTTAACTACACGAATGGGTGTAATATCAGGGCTTGTATTATTGCTGTACTCCGGATAGTCTGAATTATTAGCGCATAAATAATCTACTAATCTTTGCGTGTAGTAGTTAGCGTTCTCTCTTGCCATATCTCTTAAAGCTGAAAGCTCGCTTTGAGAAATTGCTGTAGTGTTCTCAGATTGTCTTGTAACTAAGTTACCGTTATCATGCTTATACATCAGCATCGGGTAAAGCTCTACCATAGTCCACCAAGCTGTTGGCTTAACTATGTATTCATTAAGTAAAGTTTCATACACTCCTGATAAAGTGCCGTTCTCTATCTCATTCTTAATCTTATTTGTAAGATTAGTGCCAAGCCATAAAGTAATATACTTATCCTGTGCTAAGTAAATAGCAGGGCGAATAAGGTTAGTATCTACAGCTTCATTCAGCTGAGTATATTTCTTTAAGAATTCCTCGTTAATAAATAATATTTCGGGTGCTATTGCCATGTTATTAGTGTTTAATTTGTTCCTGGGTATCTGCCGTTATTAGGCAAGTCATAAGTACGAGTGTTAGCTGTAGCAAATCCTTTAGCTATATCTCTTAAAGGCATTCCTGCTCTGATTGCTTTAGATACTGAAATAGGATCAGATGATTCTAAGCCATTGTCTGCAATGAATCTTCCCTTCTCTCTCTTTCTAAAATAAACTCTACGCTCGAAAAAATGTTTACAGTTGACTCCGCCCTTAAATAACCAAACCGAGAACGTGCTGCCATTGTGGCCCATGTTAGGATTTAGCTCATTAGTATCTGCACTCATGCCGGTTAAATCTTCATAGCGGTATACAAAGCCAGCCTTAGCAGCGCTTACCATTTGGCGGCAGAATCTTCTGCTATCTTTACTTAGATTCTTTGAGTATGCGTAGCGTATCTTATACAATCCGCTATCCATTTCAGATGGCTTATCAGGATCAGAGTAACTTCTAACTGAAGCTAAATCAACAGGCTCTGCCTCTATCAATTCCCACTCTTCTTCGTCTACTATCTCCCCCTTATCTTCTAAGAATTCGCACCACCAAGCCTCGTCCTCATCTGTGAAAACAGGCTTTTCTTGTGGATCACTTAGATTAATCTTTTTTTTTTGAGCAGATAGTTTAGCTACAGCGCTTCCTTCTGATGGTGTAAACATAGCAGTAGCTACGTCAATTGGAAGTTGTAAGAATTGTACTAAGAATACGATAGCTTGCTCTTTTGTTAGAGCTCCACTACCTACTGCTGCTACAATTTCTAAAGCACTTGCTATCTGAGCACCGTTGTAAGTAACATCACTTACTGAAGCTCCTGCTGGTGCTACCGGTGCAGCTACGTTAGTATCAGTAGTTGCAGAATCTGCAACAGTTGGTGTAGTTGCTGCTATTGCCGCATCCATTTCATCAGAGAATAGGTCATTAGACTCAATATAAATATCAGCCACAATCCCCATACCTTTAAATATCTCTTCAAGGCTATCTGTTACAATTTGTTGGTAAGGCTCAATTATATTCTTATTAAATATGCGATAAGCGCTCTTCATCTCATCAGCATTACTGCCTAATCCTCCTGAGTCTCTAATACCAAATAATAGAGGAGATGTTACGCGGTGAGCTGTTAAAATATTCTCTCTTGACTGCACGCTTAACTCTTGCCACTGCTTATCAGCTTGAGTCATATCCACGACATCTAAACGAGGCATTCTATCAGCGCTCTCATTAAAGGTAAATATTACCTTACCTGCTTTTTTAGCACCTACCATAGTCTCCCAATTCCTTCTAATAGCCATCTGCTCCTCCGGATCAGGAATACCGTTATTCATGTGTAACATGTAAGATGGAGTCATACCATTAGCCAAGAAAGCTCTATAAAATTCGCTAATGTCGCGAGTAATTTCTATGTAATTAACTGCGCTATAGTAATCAGGCTTAGGGTAATATTCAGAGCCTGGTGTCATTATCCCCACAAATAGCACTTGAGAAGGCTCATCTGATTTTGAAGTTGGATTATACATAGGGATAAATACCGGTATATTTTTCTTTTTGCGAGTATCATTCCAATCTTTAGAATAATAAATACCAGGTATAACATCTTCATCATTAGCCACAGCCAGCCTGCAATTCTCATAAGGCAAATGATTAATCTTAGCTACAGTAGTTCTATCTACGCTCCAAATCACTTCTAAATAAAAGCCCCCTTGCATCTTTGCATCTAAGGTAATAGGCCTTCTAATAGTGTTTAATTTCAATCTATCTATCTCACGTTGAGCTGTAGGATTGTTACTCTTAAACTCTTTCCCTGCTATCATAAAAGCTATGCTCATGGTAAGCGCAGAGTGCACAGGAGAGCTATAGTACAAATCTATCAAATAATTAGGAAAGGAATTTCCTTCGCCTAAACTCACCCATCCTTTAGGAGTTTCTTTCTCAATTGCATCTTGAGGCATTGCTGCGCCAAGATTAACTAACATGGGTGCTGAATGTGCTATCTTATCCATTGTAGGCGATGTCATTATCTATGGTTAAATTCGGCTCAGTAAATCGTGGAGTAGTAATATCTTCTACTATCAAATACCCTTTCTCAATTACTCCCTCTACTGCCGCGTTTGTAGGATCTAAGTTAGTGCTGCTATTTTGGCCGTAAACTATGTAGCTGAATCGAGCTGGATAGTTAATTAATAGGCTTGCAGCTATTGGTGTGTTGGCATTTGTGCCAATCTGAATGGTAGTGTACCTATCATTCTGCGCTATCTGATTAGGGATAACATAAAGCTTTTGAAGTGTTTGCTCGTTAGTTAATTCTAACAAGTAATTAGTGTATGGGTTAGCAAGCAGAAGCTCCCCTTCCTTTAGTGTAAGGTAGAGGAGCTGTGCTGCTGTATTTTTAAGTAAGTAAATCATTGGCTAAAGATAGCTCAAATTTACTTATAGCGTACCTGCAATAACGTCTACTGTAGCGTAATCTCCGAACACATCAGTAGCACTGTCAACAGTGCAATAATATGCTTTATCTTTTTCTTCACCAGTGAAGGTAACGGTATATCCTGACATATCTCCCTTCGCAGCTCCGCTGGCAGTTGTGAATGCAGTAATTTGCACACCATCTTTATAGCCACACATCCAAAGGTTATCGTTATTATCCAATACCCATAACACGTTACGGCCTTTAGCAATGTTTTGAAGTTGTAATGCACGTTGTTGGCTCATTCCATGGAACATAGCCACAACAGTTTGAGTGTAGAATACAGTACCATTTTCAACAGAGATTGCAGCCTCTTCGGTAAATGATCCTGTATGTTTAGGTAATTGGAATTCGTATACATCTCCTGCTGCTAATGCTGTAACTTCGTTATCAGTAATAGAAGCAGTGTTAGCGAATACATCATAAGCTCCAAGATAGATAGCTTTAATGCCACCGATTGATTCGCGGCAATTAATTTGGAATCCCAAGGTAGTTAGACAGCTCATAGTTATTTTTTATTTATTAATTAAAATATTCTTTGCAAAGAATGGGCAGCTCTTGGCATACCCACTCTTTAACAAAGGAGTATTATTTAGTTATCGAATCCGATAACGATATCTCCGAGTACAGCGTACTGAACACCAGCGCGAAATCTCATAGCCATTCTCACGTTATCTGAAGCATCAGTGAAGCTCATGTCTACAACCTTAACTTCGTTTTGATCAGAAAGTAAATCTGTTCCAAACACTAAGTTAGCAGGAGTAGATAAGATAACTACTGAATCAGATATACCTGGACAAACATAAACATCATATCCGTTGAAGGTAAGTGGGAATTGAGCAGTACCTTGAAAAGTTTGAAGGTATCCTGCAGTTGCCAAAGCTTGACGGTATAACTGTGCAGTCTTACGGTTAACGTAAATCTTCAAATCAGGTGAACCTACCAACGAAGCAGGCAACGCATCTGTACATAATTGTAATTTAGCAATTACGTTAGTAGCATCCAAAGAAGCAGCGAAATCTACATCAGGTGTACCACTTTTGCCAGCATCGATTAAATACTGCAATCCGTTGAATCCTGTGAATCCTGAAGATGGCCAGTTACCTTTCCAAATGTTACACTCAATTTCTTGTGCTACTTTAGCAGCCAAGTGAGAGATTAAGAAATCAGCGAAGTTAGCAGGGACAACATCATTGATGAAGCCTCTTCCTGTTTGAGCAGCTTCCCAGTCTCTTGTAAACTCAGCCTTACAAACTTGTACGTTAACCATAAGGTCTGTAACTGTAAGAACACGCTCAGTCAAAGTAAGAGCAGCATCTGAGTTATCAAAGTCACAAGTAGCAGGTTGTACCAATCCTGTTGAAGCAAGAATCTTAAGTACAGCTTTGTATTTTACATTTTCCTTAACGGTAATGTAGTTGTTTGCAATAGTATCTCCGGAAAGAACTGCTGCAGCAATGTACGGTAGCGCTAATTCGCCAGCGTAGGTAGAAGTAATGGTCAAGTTATCAGCCATGTTTTTTTTGTTTTATTATTTGTTTTTGTATTTTGCTACTATTGCACGAGTTCTATCTTCGATGTTACTCATGGTTTTAATGTTTAAAGGTGCTTCAGTTGAAGCTTGACGAGACTGCTTTACAGTTGTAGCAGCTGGTGCTTTAGAAAGCTCAGTAATTTTCTTTTCAGCAGCGCTAAGCTTAGCTTCGAATTCAGAGATTACGTTTTTAAGTAATCCCTCTACTTGCTCTTTAGAGTAAGTCTCAGCTACTTCCTGCTCAACAGTTACCTCTACTTCTGTAGATGGCTCTTCAGCATCAGCAATAGATGCGATTAAACCACTTGCTACAACGATCATCTTACCGTTATCTAAAGTATATTCGCCATCAGCAAGAGGTGTAGGATTGCCTTCTGCATCCATTACGAATACTTCTACTCCCTCAGCCCATTCAGCAGCAGGTGAATAGATCATAGTACCATCCATTAAAGCGCCTTCTACCATCATTTCTACTTTAGTAGTTTCAAGTGAAGCAGTCTCTTCAACAGATAGCTTTACTCCATGCTTAGAAAGCTGTGGAGCGAACTTGTTTAAAATGTCTTGAATCATGTTCATGTGTTATTATTTATTAGTGGAAAAAATTACAAATTCATTTCAAGCGCTTTAGCCAATTCAGCTAATAGCTTCTCTAAGTCTTTCTCTTTAACCTCAGTCTCTGCCATCGGAGTAAACCATCCCTCAATAGAAAAGCCTTTAACCTCGCCATTCTTTACAGCTTCCCAAGTCTTATCATCATCTACTTTTACCCCTATCATCCATGTGCCTTCCGGAAGTTCAAAGCCTAAATTCATGCTCTTATCATGAGCACCCATAGTAACCCATGATTCTACAACAGTTAAGTTGTTTACAGGCATCTCATGCTGAATGGTATGGTTATGGTGCATGTTACGCTTGAGAAATTCCTGCGCTGTTTGCTCAATGGTCTCTTTCGTGTAAGTGATGTAATACTTTTCATTATTACCATCGTATCTAACTATAGGCTGATTAGGAATAAGAGCAGGGCCGTATAGCATGCGCTTCTCGCCATCTTCTACTTGAGCAAGTAAAAGATTAGCTTTAGAGAGCGCCACGAAATCCACCATTAAGGCAGGACTTGAGACCAAACTTACTGCATACACCCCCATGTTATCCTCTTCCTCGCCTAAGCCGTATTCAATCAATTTCAATTTATCATTCATAGGTTTCATTTATTTCAAATAGTATAGCTTTAATTACTTCATCTATTATAAGCTCAGTATCTTCGAGCTCACTTTTATCTATCTCAGATAGTGCGTTTCTCACTCCACGTGCTATGCACTTTTTTAATAGTGGAAAGTTTGCCATTTTTGTTATAGGTGTGATTGGTCTATTATCTTTTGACGTGCCTCTAATGCGTTAGCTACATTGCCAGCTAACACATAGGTCTCAGTGCTACCTGGTGCGTTAACTTGCATATTAGCTCCGCTGAAATCTACAGCCGGTGCATTAGCTCCTCCTGTTGGTGCTGTTAGGTTACCGGGATTAGGCGAAGGAGTGCTGCCTCCAAACTGAGTTTGATTAATCTTAACAATATTAGCTACCCCTGCTGCTGCTACTGCTGCAGCTTTAACGAAGTTCATACCAGTTAACTGATCCTGTGGGACTGCTAACTGCTGAACTATACCACTCGCCATAGCTATAGTAGCTTGCGCTTTCTGAATCATTTTATTTCGCTCAAAAGCTTTACGCTGGCTTGCCTCATCCCCCTTAGTAGCTGCCTCATTTAATGAACTAAGCGCATCGAGTGCAAGGCTTGCCATTTCGAAATTAGATTGTATGTTAGCCATTCGAGCCTCTTGCTTTTTCTTTTCAGCCTCTTCTATAGCTTTAGCTTCCTCATCTGCATATTTTTTAGTAATAGCAGCTATTTTAGCGGCAGTATCTTCAGCTACTATAATCTCATTCTCAGCAGTCATGCCGAGACTTTCTAACATCTTTTCTCCTGCTAATACAACCTCATTGATTTCATTCTCTTGAGCCGTAGATTGAAGCTTTTGCAATAACGCGAATTGCTCATCAGCTTTTTCTATTTCAGCTTTTCTTATTTCTTCATCTTTAAGCCATTTTTCGTTACGATATTTAGTATCAATATCTGCTAAAATTGTAGTGTGCTGCTGCTCTAATTTTTGTAACTCCTCTTTAGATCGGCCTGCATCTTCAAGAGCTTTCTTCTGAATAGCATATTTTTCATTAGCTTCAAACTTCTCTAAGTCAATGGCTGCCATTTTGCTCTTCTCATAATCAGCCATCTCTTTCTCTGCCTGAGCTGCTGCATCTTCTATTCTTTTCCTTTCATCTTCGGCTTCTTGGTCTCTTTTTTCTTTAGCTGCTTTAGATTTCTCGTTTTTAGATTTAGCAGCTTCCCTATCTATTCTTTGAATTTCTAACTCCATGCCGTTGTAGTCCTGCTCCATAGTGGCAATGGCAGATCTATTTTCTTCAATGGTTTTATTCAATTCCGCTTCTACTTCAGTTGGATCAAATATTAAGTTAGTCAAGAAATTATTAAAGCTTCCTGCTAAATTGCTTTCCTTTCCTACCGCTGCAGCTACATAATCTACAGCCGTTAATAAAGCGTGTATAGGCGCATTAAGAAATTTCATGATTCCTTCAAGAATATCATGATTTCTTTTTGCTGTTTCTATCTGAGTTTTAGCCTGTAGTTCTAATTGAGCTAATATATTTTTTCTATCCTGCAGCGAAGCCTTAGTATGCTGCATTCTCAAAACTAAAATTTCTCTCTCGCTTTTACCCTGCAATCTTAACGCGTTAGTTTGCTTGTCAAAATTTTCTAAGGTCTTTTGAGATACTGATGCTTTAGCATTTAATATGCGTAAATTTTCTCTCTCTTCCTCATTAATCCCTGTTAATCCCTTTTCTAATGCTGGCACTAACTTAATTACCTTATCAAAGTTCATAGCAATGGCTACAAGTATTCCTGCTACTGCTAATAATGGATTAGCCATAATAGCCTTACCTATTGCTTTAAAAGCATTTACTCCGGCTGTACCTATTGACTTAAGCCCATTGCTGAAATCTTGTGGCTTCAAACGAGCTAAATTGCCACTGACTAAATTTAATGACTGACTTACTCCCTCAAAATCTAAATTCATTAGCTGCTCGCCTAACATGCCAAATGATGCACGAGCTCCCTCAATAGCAGGCCCTGTATTACCTTTAACTGCATCTGCAGCATCATTCATTCTATCCTTCAGCTCACCCATTTGAGCAGAAAGCTTTTGGAATTTCTCAGTACCTGGATCGTATTGGTCCTGCTCTTTCTTAAGCGCCTTATATTGCTGCGCTAAAGTTTTAGTAGATTTCTCTAACTGCTCAGTAGTGTTATTTACTGTTTGCAGCTCCTGATTAATTTCTTCTAAGCCTTCAAAAGTACCCTCGTCATTAAACGAGAGCTTTAATATCATTTCTTGTGTAGCCATTATATTACGCTATAAATTGTTAATCCGATTAAGGCAAGTAGTCCTATTACTATAGTGTAATTAATAGCCCTTATTTGCCATATCTTCCGCTTTGCATGATAGATACCACTCGCATGCTTAAACTCTTTGCTTTTACCCTGCACGTTTGAGCGTAATAAAGTCATGCTAAGTATAATATCTTTTTGTGGATTCGTCATATTATAGGTATACGTTGGAACTTAGATTGTGTGTATTGTATAGTCGCGCTGATTACAGCCATTTTACCAGTGTGCTTGCACTCTAAATGCGGAGCTATCTTATTGCTAACTATTGGCATGTGCAGCGCAAATGTGTTAGATGCAAAGCCATTTGTAAACTCGTGAATTTTGTGAGGAGTAGCTGAATAGTGCGTTATCTTATCGCGCCATAGCATAGTAGTATATTCAACACTTGCAACCTTTCCGGTAAAATCAGTAGTGCCATAGTTATACTCAAGCACTGAGATATAAACTTTAGCCATCCATACAGTTTCAGTAGGCATAGTTATAGTGCCGTTGTTAATACCATCCACATAGAGATTAACATCAGTTGGGTTAGATGTCATTTCACCTACACCCATCAGCTGAATAAATCCATGCTGCGAGCGCCCTGGTATAGTTGTACCGAAATCACTTTCTCCATCCCACCACGTACCACCACCAAAGTGCACCCCTCTTACATCAGCCTCTGCCCACTTGCCCATAACTGTAGTGCCTTCTAAGTTTGGCTTTATAAAGTTGCGATAGCCTAACGCTTGGCTGTAGTTATTGTTAGGTGAGATGCCATGCCCTAAGCCACTAACAAAAATGCGCTCGTTGTTATTCTCTATCTCAGCTCTATTCACGTTACCCATACCGGTAGCGCTCTTTTGATTACCACTGGTGTTAGTGATATTGCTACCTCCTACATTATTAGGTGAGCTTATTATGCCAGGTGTTCCATTGGTTACAGTTGTAGCATAGCACCTGCCTTTATCAGTGCTCCATGTATAGCCGTAATACTCGCAGCATGTTTCTGATCCATAGCTTAAATTACCATCGTAATCTATAAACTGAACTGCTCCTGTGCTTGCGCTAATTGTTGAAGGTTTGTATTGGCATAGTGCTCCAATGTCAAGCAATCGGATAAGCTTGCATTTAGTTACTTGCTCATCAGCTACTATGTAATCTGTTAATTCTATTACTCTCCAAAAAGAATCTTTAACCCAAATCTTATCATTAAACTTTAAGCCAAATACATCAGTTACGCTAAGCTTAAAATAAGCCTCCATTATCTTCTGCTCTGAATCGTAAAGCTCAGAAATATACTGCCTCCAATATCTATCAAATAGCGTATGTAATGGCATTGTATCAATTGGATGCGGAGGAATCTCTTGCCCGAAGTTTAGATCATTAGTGCCTATTTCAGTTGGTATATTTTGGTAGTGGCATAGTAGCGGGATAACTGTAAAGGCTGCATCTTCTGCTACCTCATCATAAAGCATAACTACAGCGCTTTCTTCGAATGCTCTCTTATAAAGGATGCGCGGCCCAGGTGCCATAAACTCACCCTTTTCATTAACGTATTTCGGAATAACGTAATTAGTATTAGGTATTAAATCGCAGGGCGAAGCTCCAAACGTTAGCTCTACCGTGAAATCGCTTGTACTAAAGTCATTACCTGCATCGGTTAAGCGCAGCTCTCCATAAACTCTTTGAGCTGCTGTCTTATACTTAGCATTAAAGAAATCTCCCTGCTCTTTATAGCTCCACTTCAAAAGTCTCTTTCTTACATCAGATGCAGGAGTAAGTACAATGTCTTTAGATAGGTCAAGTTTGCCTGTCCAATCGTAATCAGCTCCACTACCTAAATACTCTACCATTGGAATTATCTCAACAGCGTTAGGTAAGTTTGGATTAGGGACTAATACAGCATTAAACATCTTGAGAATATCTCTTAAGAAATCTACTTGCTTTTGCTCCGGTGCGTTGTTAGCTATTTGAACTGCATAAGCATAGCTTAATCCACTAACGTAACTAAATCTAAAGCTACTATTTGTAAAAGCGTTAACCGGCTTAATAGTTATATTAGGTGAGCTTCCTGCATGAGCGCGAATAAGAATAGTATAAACATCTCCCTGCTCTATGTTTAATTGAAAACTACTAAATGTATTAAATGGATTAATTGGCGTAGTAGGTGTAAAGCCTGTTCCTCCAATATACTGAAAAGATGTAGGCCCTATACCCATTGCATTAGGACAAGGTATTAATACTGTATCAGTACCTCTAACACGCTTTAACATTATATCATAAACATGCTGAGTATTGGCAGAATAGCCTGTAGTATCTACTTCAATATTTAAGTTAATTTGTACCCCCGCTTGAAATGTGCCTTGTGCAGTGTATGCGTTAGATACCCAGCTATTAGATGGATCACTTACCTCATGCCATCCTGTAAGCTGCTTAGAATAATAGCCATTGCCATCATCTACGTTTAATGTAAATGGAGCATCTGCTGTAAAGTCTACTTTAAATTTAGCCTCATCATTACTTAAGCCCTCAGTTCGTGGCCCTGTAACGTAAGGAATATACATTTCTTGCAGTTCAGCATCTAATGTATCTCCACTGTAGGTAAAGCCTGCTTCTGTGATAATCTTATTAAGCAGCCATTTAGCCTGAAAAGCCAAAGTGAGCTCACCGGTGTATATTGGATTAACGGAGCTAAAGATTCTGCGACTACCTATTGTAGTGGATTCGCTCCAATTCTGCCCCTTATCAGTTAGCGTGTAGCAGATAGCGTTATCAAATAAGCTTCCATCATTAATTAAATTTACATTTTCAAAGCTATTGTCATGGGCTAAATCTGTATAGTCTAATTCTTTGAGTAGTTTATCTCCAATGCTTCGAGCTAAGTCTACAGTCTCACCAAAGAATGCTATAACAAACTCATGCATCTTACCCTGCTGAGTAATGGCCTGCTTAAATTGTATGTGACCTTCAGCAATGGGTAAAGTATCTACTGATAAAGTAGCCTCTATCTTGCGTAATACGTTAATCTGAGTAGTGTCATCATTAAGCAAATTAGCATTATACTGCTGCCCAAAGAAATCTACATTTGCCTTAGTCGCAGGTATTCTAAACTCACGTGAGAATGCTCCCCTGGTAGTAAACTCAGATACGCTATTAAAGTTGGAGGAATAACTTATGCTTTCATTCTCGTATAAATCTACTACTACAGCAGCTCCATTGCTTGCCTTAACTGTTAGTATTACTGTTGGCCTCATGCTGTATAGTCGTTACTGAATTTTAACATCAATTCTAAATCTGTTTTTCTTGAGCTTCTACTCTTAACTGCTGTATAGTTATTGCTATCTATTAGTACCGGTGTAGCTGAGCCATCAGGATTAATTATGTAAACGGATTCGCTATAGATTAGATTCTTTAAGTATTCAAACTGTCCCTCAGTTAAGAAGTCAGTTCTAATACGCATCATCTTTTCTACAAATGGGCTGCGCTCGGTTAAGCCTCTATCATAAGTATTAAAGCCAAACGCTGTAGTTTCATCTGCAGTGCCGTAGTTACCTACTACCTTTCTGTAGCGCTTGCGCTCCACTGAGTAACTTTCCTCACTACGTTTAGTAAAATTGAAATAGTCCCACCCCCCTCGGCTATTAGTCCAGCCTAATCTTATCTTATCAAATCTGCATTCATCATCTGCCTTGAATACTGCTATTGATCGTGCAGCAGCTGATCCGCCACTTTTTCTAAAATTAATTAAGTAGTGATGCCATGTAGACTGCAGGCCAAAAATATCTTCTATGTTATTTGGTAGTAGTGGCAAATGGTTCAGCGTTCCTGCTGCAATTACGCACGCTAAAGTATCAGTTTGGATAGGTGTGCCTGCTTCGTTGAATTGTACTATTTGCACATTATTAATAGCGTTGCCCGTTAAAGCTGTGCCGTTATCTGCAGGAACAGTAAGCACTCCATAGTCATCTTCAAAAGAAGTAATGCCTATTGTGTTAGCGCCTAATGAGTATTGGTTTAGCATGTCATCCATTGCATAGGTTTCTCTAACTAAATCACTCATGATATAGCTCGTGCCGGATGTAAGAGTAAAGTAATCTGCAGGATCAGGATTAAAGCCATCACTAATCTGAAACGCTGCATTGATTAATGCGCTGCCATCTAATGGATATTCAGTAGCCTGCACCTCGAATACACCTAACACCTCATAGCCCTCTTGTATAATTGTGCTAATGCCTAAAATATTACGCGATGTAGCAGCATCTTGCACCGTTGTAGATGCAAATAATGAAAGCACAGAGTCAGTGCTGTTTACCCCTAAATCCATTGATTGAGATACTACGGGGTTAAGGTCAAATACAAGTGCGCCATTGATGTTAGGCTGCACGTAAAACACATTAGTAGTAGTGCCATTGCTTACTGTTATCACATAGCGAAAGCCAGGCTGCCCTATGTTAGAAGATGTAGCCACTACTATAAGCTTCTGCTTAAGAGCTGTAAAGATGTAAGGCTGCTGATGTATTGTTATAGCCATTATGCAGGTTTAATATTAGTTAGTTTTCTTGTTTGGTTTAGTATGTAGATGTATACAGCATCGCCCATAGCTTCGTTAAGCTGGCTTGCGTAATCAGGAAGCCACTCTAAATAGGCATCTCTAAAGTAATAAAGCGGAGCAATACCTTTTTTCTCAATGCTCTTAGCCATCGCGTTAGCTACTCTCCTTCTCTGATCTTCATCTTTGTTAGTTGCTGATTTAGCGAACTTAGTCATCTTGCCCGTTTCACCCATAGCTCTGAGCTTAATCCTTTTTAGATTCATCCAGTTAAGGATAGCTTCTACCGGAGGCTTAGCTGCTCCTGCTGCAAATCGTGTATCTATGCCTTTATAATTGCTCTCTTTACCCTGCCTTCCGTATTCTACCCATTGAGCGTAATCAGCTGATGAGTTAAATGCAATAGATGGTATTGAGCCTGTTACATCTAAATCATAATAGAGAGATGCTGCGAGAGTTCCCGTAGTGTTAGCTCTGCGCTTCTTGCCGTATCTCGTTTGCTGGATGCGAATGTTTGAGCGTGCACTCTCCGTAACGGATTCCCCGAAATCTAAAAGCACATCGTATAGCGCTCCCTGTTCAAACAGCTCAGCTAAAATGCTCATGCTTGCTCTCTTATTCTTTGTCTTAATTCTAATATATTGGAAGGAATAGCTTTTCCTGTTTCAATAAAACGAGTAACGTACCAATCCGTTTCTAACAATTGCTCGTAAGCTTCTTTTTTTAACTGAATTTCCTTTTCATTTTTCGCTTCGATTAATTCATCTTGTGAAGCGTTTTCGTAAAAAGTGTTTGTTTCAAAGTTGAAGTATGGATTAAGCATAAAATCCGTTAATTGCAAATCTGTAAACAGTTCGTCTTTAGAACAAATGTAATTTTCGTGAGTTGAAAATAGTACCTTTCCGCTTTTATCTAAAATTGTTTTCATCATTTACTTATAATTAATTCGTTCATAACTACGCTATCTCCAGCGTTTGTTAATTGTAATGAAACAAAGCCGTAAATTGGCTGAGTAAAATCTAATGCAAGTGTTGACGTTGCTATATTCGTCAAAGTATTATCGTTGTAAATTCCGTTCGCAGCTGCGCTCATAAATCCCTTCAAGTTACCGCCTTCAATTTTATAAGTACGCGTGCCTCTCATATTTATATTTCCTCCACTTGCTGATAATATCAATACATTGCTCGCAGTTCCGTAAGTGTTGGTATTGCTTAATTTTAACCTGCATGATGAAGCGTTTAACACTCCCGTCTTTTGCCACGAAATAGTTTCAATTTTTAATATATCGGTAGCTGAATAAGTGTTCGCTGGAATAGTAAAATTAAAAGATGTTATTTGCGTTTCAACAGTTGTTCCTGTATGTGCAGGTGAAGGTGTAATTATATTTATAATCTTAGAACTTCTTGTCGATAGAGCGCTATTTACGGTATCTACTGTTGGAAATTTTACCCCTGTGCCATCTACTGCTAAAGAGTTCTGTTTGTTGGCTGTGTTCTCAGGAGTAAATCCTAACGCTGCCTGCTTGCCGTTAAACGTGTTCCAATCTGTTGAAGTTAAAAAGCCATTCGTTGAAGTGTTAGCCTGTGCTATTGACAGCGTTCTATCAGCTGTTAAATTACCGCCACCGCTTAGGGGTGAGGTAGTGCTTATTGTGCGAGTTGTTGGAACTTTGCTGCTATCTAAATGCTCAAGCGCATCGTCTGCGTTCGTTCCTGTAACGGTGCTATCGTTTTGTACTTGCGATGTCTTTAGCTTGCTGTGCTGCCATTGAAAAGGCTGTGTACCGAATGGAGTGCTAACGTATATCCAAGTATCGTCAACAGCAGGCGCACCGCTTTGAAAGTCTACTCCATGAACTCGGTGAACTGTTGGATTAGGATAAGTGCCTTGCAAGTCTCCACCCGCTGCTCCGTTTGGAGGTAGTGAAGTTGGTATAGTTGGCAAGTTATCTAAATCATTATAGCTATTGCTAAAAGCTGTAGCTCCTAAGTCAGCGCTATTAGCTTTTAAAGCTACATCAGTTTGAAGCGCTTCAATATCTTCAAGTATGCTTATAATGGTAGCGCATTCGGGTAAGTCTTCGCACGTTAATCCTGTTGGTAATACATGCCATCCCTTTACTCCTTCCTCATCTGTGCCATAGTAGTAACTGTTACCAGGTGCCTCTTCGTCATTTACTAAACTTACAAAAGCTCCATCTTGAGTTAAGCTCTCGATAAACTGCAAAGCTCCCCATCCATCGTTAGGCGAATCAGTAGGAGTATTATAATTCCAGCTCGCAGGAATAGAGCATGCGCTCCAATCGTAATCTAAGTTAAGTTCTATTGTTCCGGTAACTCCCGTTAATGTGTGAGTGTATTGCTCTACAAATGGCTCAGAGTTTACAGGGCGAGTTAATACTACCTGATCTCCGAACATATTGCCCAAATAAATCTCGTTTATTAAATCTTGAAATATAAGCGAGCAATCAGTAATACTCTCTGCCTGATAGCCTGTCTTATCTTCCTTATCTCTTGGCAAGTCTGATATGAATATTTCAAAGCTGAAAGTTCTTGTACCAGGTGCGTAGTTAATAGCTCGAGGCTTAACGTGCAGCCATGGCCACTCAGCTTCCTTCTCTAAATCGGCCTGTGAAATCTCACCATGCGTAAACCTACGTAGTTGGAAATGCCCTGCTGCGAACTGTCTAAACCTATCTACTATTACGTTGTATGTGTAGTTAATTGTGCTCATATCTATTAGTGGAAATTAAGTAAGCTTTTGTTGTAAGCTGTTAGCGTAATCCATCGCATAGGTTAAATGGGTGAATATTGTTGAGGCTCTTGTGTTAGTTATAGCATCAAACTTAGTTACATCTCTTTCTGCCATCTCTTCGATTACATGCCACCACTGATAAACACTTGCTAATGTTTCACCTCGTCTGCTAACTGAGTTATCTCCCTCTTCAGCCTCTCCAGCTCCTGCTCTAAATATTCGGGTGTACTGTTCACTAAATCGCTTCTGAGTGTCGAAAAAAAAAGCAGCGCAGCATTAACATTGGCTAAGTTTAGCTGCCTCATCTGAGGAGCATACTTAAGATGTACATCGCTATCATACTCCTCTATCTTGTACTGCAGATTAATCTCTGCTGTTACCGGTCTATAGAGGATGCACATTAGCTCAGGCAGCTGATGGGGGAAGTTCTTGCTAAGCTCAGACAAATCTAACCATTCGCCAAATGTCATGCTCTTAAGATTAGGATGAAAGCCAAACTTAATACCATCTATCTCTATGAATTGCTTAAATACCTTCTCATCATTCTTAAGGCCATTGGCATAGGCAGTAACTATCTTCTCAATAGTTGTCATGTCTATCTTCCTGATATCGTCTCGCTTTAGCCCTGTGATGGCTTGAATCTGACTAACAGTATCTTCACCCGCAGCCATGAAGTCTACGTATGTGCCGAGCGTTTGGTCTGAATACTTAGTGCTTATTATCTTGTCGCTCATAGGTTTCTTTATAGTATTGTTCAAAACTACCTTCATCATTCATTCTATCGCAAGAACCACAGAAGTAAGCACTTTCTAAATCTTCTTTATACATTTCTATAGCTTTTGGAAATAAAGCTTTAAACCATACATCTAATTCTGAATCAGGTCTAAACTCAATCTGTTTATTGAATTCAGATATAAACCACTCTATGCTACTTTGTTTATACATACCTTAAATATTTGTACCGTCTATAGTTATGTTAATGCTCTTTATCTCAGTGCTCAGCTCTTGCCTCTCTATGTACCCTCTCTGCTTACCTTGAGTTTTAAGGTAGAATATCACAGCGCTTGTATTAGGTGCATCTTTAATAGTTACTACCTCACCATCGTGCGTTAAGGCTTGGCGCTCTGCTCCCTCCATTAGTTTCTTTAACTGTGATTCTGCAAAGTCTAATGCTACATTCTTAAGTGAGTCTACTGCTGCCTTATATTCAGCATCATCTTTGAGCCATTCATAGTGAATAGTTCTGCTTAGTCCTAACTTCTCACATGCCTCGCTTACATTGCCAAGCGAAGCCGTAAGCGCCTGAATCATAGCATCTTTTTTGATTGTTAACTTTTGCACAGGCTCTTCCGAGTTTGGCTCTGTTTTACTTCCGAGTTTGGCACTCATGCTAACTTATTCTTAAAGTGTGTTATTAACTGCTCCATCTTAGAGTCATAGTATTTAGCAAAGGTAGTAAAACCTTCACTATCAGCTTCATAAACTCTAAACATTATACCTCTTAATCTCTGAGATGGTTTCTTTAACGTATCTTCTAACTCCGATTTAAGGCTTTCTACAGCATCTAACTCCTCACGTCTAAAGCTCTCATCTTTGAATGCTAAGTAACCGAACTGATTGGCTGTACCGAACAGTTCAGCTGCTTGTGCCGGTGTGAGCTCGTTAGTACCAAAGGTAAGCTTAAGAGTCTTATCTTTTCTTGTGCCTACGCTTTCAAGCTGTGCTGGTATTAATATCATATTCGTTATTTAAGATCCACAATAAAGGCAAGCCTCATCTTCTCCACCTTCTCCTGCATTTAGTATTCTCTCACATTCTTTATCTACTTGCTCTTCGCTCCAGTTTGGGTTAAACATTTTCACTTGTGCCTTTAAAAAGTTATAATTATTATCATTCATTTATATTAATCTTTATTAGTTATAACTATTAGTGTAATTAGCTTTTAGCTTTAGTTAATGGCCTATAATCAGTAGAATGCTTATTAGACTTCTTACTGTTACATGACCTGCATAATAGTTGTAAGTTATCAAAATCTAAAGATAATTCTTTGTACAATGAATAAGGTTTAATATGGTCTACTGCTATGTGCTCAGTTGAATTGCAGCACATGCATTTTTCACCATACATTTTTACTAATTCTACCCTCAATTTCATTAAATTAGATTGGCTATAATTTCTATCATAGTTAGCACGTATCAAATCAAAATCAGCACTATCAAATAATTCTATAATGTAGTCATTTAGTTTCTTATTTGTTGGTACAGTCAAATTATTTAAAGATAAGAACTCTTTAAGATAAACCTTCTGCTTAATACCAGGTTTAACTTTGATAGCATATTGATTTAGCAGTATACTAAATATCTGCTTCTTAGCAGCTCTTAGCTTATTGTTAGCAGTAGATTTAATCATAAACAAAAGAAAAGAAAGAAAAAGAAAAAAGGTAAAAAGAAAAAGAAAGAAAAGAAAAAGCTCCCCCAAGAAAAACAAACTGCCTCACTCTTAAAAGAGTAGTTGCTCGTTCCAAGCATTGATATGATGCAAGTGTAGTCATTGGTTACTGAGCTTTGACTTACTCAGGTAGTGAGTGCTATTCATGTCTTAAAACAATAAAACCCCAAAGAACGTATGCGCCCGTTCAGAGGGGAATTATTAAACCTTAAATCGAATATCTTAACAGTAATCTTGCGCATGAGACAAATATAGAAATGTAAATTAATTACACTCACTATTGTTGAAAACTATTTTGGCTGTTTAAAACGTAGCGCTGTTATGTATATCCAAAAAGGCAGCCATACAAGGCCTGTAAAAGCTATGCCCACATAAGCGTACCAATGGTAGTTAGATAGGTGTCTCTGATGTCTGTAAACGTTCACAGATAAGATTGCAAAGTGAAGTAGGAAACCTACTAAATAGATTGTTAATAGTGTCATAGTTTTTTTCTTTTAGCTCTACGTTTTTTTTGTGGTGTATTAGTTACTTCTGTTATTGCTTCGGGAGTAAGCTCTACTTGCGTTAATTCTATCAAAGCTTGAGCTTGTTCAGCTTTAGCTATATCCTCCATTAAGCTCTTCTCTAATGAATCTAAAAGCTTATTCATACATGGAGTGCAAGTAGTAAAGCTCTTGTTATCTTTAATGCCTAAGTATTCTTTGCGTAGCTTGAATAAATGTTTCATTTCGCCTGGCTCTAATCTACCTCTCTTTCTAATAGCTCTAATCTGTTCAAGTGTTGGTAGTTGCCAATCTTGTTTAGTTATTGCAGGCCATCTTTGAGCTGGGCAAGTTGTAAGTGCATAGCTTGCTAAGTGATCTACCGGACAGCCACAAGGTTTAAAGGTTATGCCATCTAATGTATGAGGCTTCTTAAATGGGTTAATCGCATTGGTTGGAGGCCCACATGTTTTATACCTCTCGTTAAATACAGGGCATGCTTTGCAGATTTCTAAACGCTGTTCAAAATCACTGTTGTTAATCATCATATCTGTAACGAATTTCTAAGTGTTACTTTAGCTTTCTTAATTGTACGGTAAAGATAGTTCAAAGGTATGCCTGTTTCTTTAGCTAATTCTTGGTAGCTAAAATCATCTAAGGCATAAAGAAAGAATAGCTCACGCTCAAAGTAGGGAAGTCTGCTAATAAAGATATCTAACTGCTCATTCTCTAAGCGCATCCCTACGCTCTTATTCACATCATCTATAATATCATCTTTCAGATCGTTGCGTATCTTTTCGAATCTTAACCGGGTATAGTTAAATGAGCTATTGCTACAGCGTGCAGATAAGCGGATAGCGTTGCTCACGTAGTTATTAAGCTTACCTCGGTTATGAATATCCTGTAATTTATCTTTGTCGCTTTCTAATATCTTCAAAAGTGTATCGTGTAAAAGTTCGTCAGCTAAATCTAACCTTGTAACAGTTGCTGCTACTCTGCGCCATTCGGGATAACACTTATCTATTTCTGAGCGCCAGGTATTCATCTATTACTTGTTTAGCTTCATCGAAGCTTTTGCATGTTACTGCTTGGTAGCCATTGTTAATAAGCTTTGCTTGCCAATCCTTTTGGCTTTCGCTCATTACACCTTTAGCTGTTTTCATTTCTATTGCTAATCCAAAGAATGAGCCCTTAGCATTATAGATAAAGATATCCGGAAAGCCTTTTACATATCCTGTTTTCTTCATCTTAACAGCTTGTTTCATAGACGTACGAACACCTCCCGCACTTGCACAGTAAAGTAAACGCGGATACTGAGCGTTAATATAGTTAATAACAGCCTCTTGTATTAGAGCTTCCTCATTCTTCATTATTCAAAATTAATCTATTAACTTACTTCGTTTCAACATCTTATTCACATACTTATTCACATAGCATTAAGCGTTATATCTTTGGCTTATTAATTTGCTTTTGGTTTAGCAAGTGATTATTGATTTCTGAAGTAGGCTTGCAAACGTGCAGGCCTATTTTAGTTTATACCCTTTTGCGTATAATACTGATGAGTATTTTCCACTATAAGCCTGTTTTTGTAGATTATTTTCTACTTAAAATGCACATTATAGTGTGTAATATCCCTCATAAAGCACATTTTAATATAATAAAGTGTGCTAAATAACACTTTAATCAGATAAATGCGTACTTAGTGTAGTTGCGATTCAGCTCAAAATAAGCTCTCATCATTATAGCATCAGCTATATCGGGAGATATCCCACCGGTGCGCTGGCTGATAGTATCTTTTGACGTTACTCGCAGCTTGCCTTCCTTATCAGGATCTACTCTGCGTATAAGCTCAAGCTCTTTAACTATATCTTCCTGCCATTTGATAGGTAAGGTAATCTCATTCTTATCTATTAGCTCGCCTAATCTAAAGTAGCAATCTGCTTTTAGATTCATGTACTGAGTACCTCTTACAGCTTTACTGCCGTTCAAAAATTCCCTGCAGCGTAGGCTATCAACGAGACCTCCCCCCACCCCATCAGCATCTGCGAGCACGTTGCTTAGTCTAATGCTATGCTGATTCATTAAGCGCTGTATCTCTGCCTTAACTTCATCTTGGCGCTTCTGCCTAAGCACTACTATATCAATGCAGCTTAATCCTTTCCATACACAAAGCACAGTTCTATCCTTTCCTAATCGCGCTATATCGGCAGTGATGTATCCCTCACCTACATTCATTGGCTCACGAAAGCAGCGCATAAGCTCATCATAAAGATAAAGTCTATCACTGCTGTTATCAAATTCCCAATCTCCTTCAAGTAAGCGCTTACGGTCCGCTTCAGGTAATCGGCTAAGGCTTGTTACGTAGGCATCCGGTAAGTGTATATTATCTCCAGGGAGCGCTTGAATAAAAGCTAAGTGCTGAGGAAGATTCTGATTCTTGTATGGTAAGTAAAATTGATTATAAATCCATCCCTTCGAAGGATTACATGTGAGTAGAATCTTAGGCTTAAGATTAAACTCGTTGAGTTTATATCTGATACGTGAGCATACTACGCTATAAGCCTTTTCACTTATCTCTGTAGCTTCATCTAAAAATACATCAGTAAGCTCCAATCCTCCTAAATCTTGAAAGTGAGGATCTGATGGATAGAGAAACAAATCAGCTAAGATTATTTCACTACCATTGCTGAATTTAATAATATGTGATTGCTGATTATAGCTGAAATCCTCCCCTGCTCTCAGGCCTATATCATTAGCTACCTGAAAAAATGTATTCATGGTAGTTTTTTTCAGCGTATCTAACTTAGCTCTGCCTATTAGTGAACGTGTACCTGGGTATTTTAAACGTCTAAGAATCTGCCACATGCAGCCGAGCATAGTCTTTCCACCACCTGCTGCTCCTCCATACAGGATAGTTTCTACCTCTGAATCTACCGAAAGAAATTTAAGTGCTTCGCTTTGCCTTGTAAGAGGCTTAAAGTTATAATCTATTTGTCCCGCCATTGCACAAAAGTAGGCACAATGATGTGAGTATCAATAGGTTTCGTAATTCTTTCTAAATCTAACTGCAGCAAATAAGCGCCCAAAGGTTTAGGAGGCCTCATGCGCTCTACGTGAAAGCCCATGTAACCTTCATCATATTCTTCTTTATAAGATGCAGTACGAATGTGATGCACATATCTCATGTTAATTCTATAACCACCATTAGCAGCATAGCATAACTCTTCGACCATATCGGAGTGATGGTAAAGCTCGTGAACGTGGCCTGCCCAAATGCAATCAGCTCCATCTATCATTACACCCATACGGTTGTTTTGAATAACTCCCTTCGTAACTACTCCTCCTCCACCTGATCCATGGTAGTACTTTGTTTTAAACACCATTGCACTCTTTTCGCTTTTCATTACTCTATGAATCCACCATCCACCATAGCCACCTACTAATACATTACTGCCAGTTTCTCTATTTAATCCACTAACAAA